TGTTGTATAAATTTTTAATACAGTATTTTGAAAAGCAAATATATATTCTTGAGTAGAATTAAAGATAAAGCTTTCCAATCGAGTTGGTCCTCCTAGGTCTGCTCTAAAAAGAGTTCCTCCTCTTCTTTCAACTCCACCTTGGTTTAAAGGAATGACGTTTCTAGCTTTTTTTAAACCTTGTGCGTAAGCCGCAACATCGACACGAGATATGATAGTAGGATCAAGTTCCCCTCGAAGAAAGCTTGCTTGATGTATTCTTTGTCTAGCCATAGCATTTCATTAAGGAGATTTGGCATCGATCTTATTAAATGAAGTTACATTCCTAACATTTCTAAATCGATTCAAATCTACTTTTCTAGTTGTTTGTGCTTGTGCATCAATAGATTTAGCAATCGCTTGCTGTGCTATTGCTCTCTTATGATACATTTCTGATAATTGATCGTTCCTTGCGATAGCTCCTGCAAACAAAGACGCTAGCTCGAAAACTAGCGTCTGTTTGAAGTATGGAGGAAAATCACTTTCGCTTGGTTGGAAAGTGTAATCAGCAACTACTGTATCAGTTGATGTTGTGTTTGTAAAGATTTCATCTCCGTAACGGTCATATTTAATAATATTATCTCCTACGGTTACGGTGTGCATAATAAATGCGTCTGCTGGTAATGAATAAGCTGAGTCGTATCTTGCTGTTGGATCGGCTGTTTTCTTACTTAATGTGGCTTGTTTACTTGCAAATCTCCATCTGCATCTTGTTAAGAGATTTTCTAGTGTTGATTCGTATAATTGATTGGCTACCTTAGATTCTGTGGTATTTTCAGTAAAGCTTGAAATAGTATTAGCACCTACTAAAACTAATGCTTTACTACAAATATCATATTTACTATCAGCCATTTCATTTATTTATCTTAAGTTTAGGCGGAATGCAAGCACCCCGCCTATACGTCTTATTTTATTACTACGTGCCGTTGATAGTCGTAAGAGCAGTACCAGTATTGGTTGCTACTACTACGAGGTCTGCAGTTCTAGTTCCACCAGTTGCACCTACACAAAGTATTAAGTCGTTTACTTTGAGTTCAGTGGTTGCTGATAAAAAATAGTCTGCACCAACTATAGTACCGATTGCGTCAGTTGAAGAATAGTGCCAAATTCCAACCGCACCACCAGCTACTTTTTTCAAGTCTGCTATTGCAAATGCCATTTTATTTGTTCTCCTATTCTGTTATTTGAACCTTAACCGCACCATTATTGTCAATCATTGTTGCACCCATTGACATATAAGATGTGATAAGATTACTGACTTTTTCTGGAATGTAATTTATTTCTGTTCTAATTTCCGAACCATTAGCAACACCTACGCTACTCTTGTGGAAAGCGTGGCATTCTCTAGTAGTGCCTGAAATAGAAAGACCTGAATGTACAAACCAAGTGAAAGACAACCATCTTTTAGCAGTCATACCGCCAGCGTAAGGAAGCCCAGCTTCTCCGATGTATTCTGCACGAGAGAATTGATCTAATTGTAATAGATCAGCCCATCCTGCAGGAGATACTACAAAGTATCTACCACCATCATCAGGGACATCTGCTCCGCCGAAAGTTTCGTAAACAGTCAAAGATTTAGCAAGCGTTAAAGCCGCCGATCCGTGAGCTATGTTTGCCGAATTTGTTCCAGCGTCTAAGACATCTATGATTAGAGAGTCTGTTTTTCTTCCAAGTGCCGCCGCAGCAGACTGAGAAAGTACTTGTCTTTCGTCAATGTTGGTCTTTAGTTCGTCTAATCTGTCGACATAATCTGCCGCATAAAAGTCTGCTAAAGTAACATCAACTGTACTATGCGAAATATCCATAGTTGGAACTTGTGCGTGTCTTGATTTAGACACAGCAGTTCCCGTTCCTACTTTTTGGAATCTCGCTTGGCTACCAGTAACATTATTTAACTGTCTTATAGTGTTACGAAGTTTAGAACCCATACGTTGATATGCCATATGAACTTCCGCTTCGAACTGTTTTATAAACGCAGTTGAAATAGATGTACTCATAACTTTTCTCCTTGTCAGTTATTGTTAATAAAAACAGTTATCCTTGATGACTTAATTCGGTTGCCCAGTATGGACCGATTTCCCTCAAAACGGGCTGTGTACCTTTTTTGATTGCACAATGCAATCTCTTATAGAAGTAATACATTTTTACTCCCTTGACAAGTATTTCTTTTGAAAAAATAAATCCCTGCCATTTTAACCATCGAATGCTTAATGTGTGTTCGGCTATGATATAATTACAAAGATATTCATAGTGTTCTTCCATATAAGATAACCATCTTTTGTTACCTCTTAGGAAATAACGATAGTATTTATCTAATAAATTTGAGGATAAGAACCAAATATATCCAACTTTAGGATTTGTTTTTGTGGGTATAACTCCAAAGATTGCAACAACTTCGTTAGTATGTTCGGTTAAAATTGTATAAGTACAAGTGTTTGGTCTTGCGTAACGAAATGGCAGTAGTAAGGCGTGAATTGGATCATACCCTAATACTGCTATCTCATACCGATCTATCGCCTTGAGATTTGGAGCTAAAGAAAAACAATGATCGGGTATAGTCTTTTCGACTATTAACATTATAATCTATAAAGTCTATGAAATGCCTCATCTACTTTCTTGACGTAAGATTGATCTCGATCCCTTGAATCATAATACCTTTTATCTTTCATCATAGCTTTTACATCTGCTAATGTTAATGGTCTTTCAGGTTGGCTAACTTGGTTTGCACGTGAAACATTTTGTTTAGTAGCATCAATAACTTTTTCTAATGCTTCGATACCATCGGCTGATTTGCCAAGAGTACCAGCAATCGAATCATATTGTTCTTGATTAAAGAATGTAGATGCCCAACTATTAACTGCATCAACTCTTGCATCAGCATTCTCTCCTAACTTCTCTTTTTCTTTATCCATATTAGGTTGGCTACCCAAAAACATATCAACATATTTATTGACACCCTCTTGAAATTGCTCTTGGTCCTGAGAATTATTCCAACAATAAGTTCTCCACCATTCGTGAATAGGATTGGCTCTAACTATATCTTCGGTTATTCCCTCAGGAAGTTTAGGTAATTCATATTTATTTATTTCTTCAGGTCTATTTTGTTGTGCTTGAATTTTTAATTCATCCGCAACAGTCTTCTTCATTTCATCTTTTTTACCACCAACAAACTTTTCAAGATTACTATAAGACTTACCTAGTTCATCTAAAATAGGTTCGCCAGTTTCTTTATTCCAAAATTTTTCAGGAATATACTCAGGTCTTTCTACTATAACTTTAGTAGCTTCTTGAACAGTTGGTTCTGTTTTCGTTTCTTCTTTTGGTTCAACTTTAGGTTCTTCCTTTGGTTGTTCCTTTGGTTCTTCTTTTGGTTGTTCTTTTGGTTGTTCTTTAACTTGTTCTTCTGCCATTATTTTTTCCTATCCTTTACTATAGTTTGACTTAATCCTTTATTAATTCTTCGTTGAATTAAACCAAACAAATATCTTTGTCCCTCTAAATGTCGAAGAGTATTATCTGTTACTTCTCCACCTGCTACAGCTTCAATGGTAATTTTTCTTAGTGATGCTAAGACTTCTTTACCAGATGGTGTATTAAAAGTTGCGAGAAATACCATATTAAGTTTCTCTTCTTCATCAGGACTGCGTGTCATATTATCTAAACCTATTAGGGTTTTTGGTTGTTCTGATTTCATTCTATGTTACTATCATTTTTATATTCATCTTTCAAGATTGCCTTTAAGAACCAAATCGCTTTTCTAATATCAGTTGCACCATCTTTTAACCTATGGCGTGTAATATATTTAATAGCAGTTGCATCTGCATAAGGCAAGTCTTTCACATAATCATAAGTTTGTAATGTTCTGCCACATTCACATTTACCAGCTTGATAATATGCTGGATTAATTTTATCAGGCATATCCTGTCCCTTTCTTTTTATCTTTCCATCTTTTATTCCAAGCCCAGCAAGATATTTTACCACCATAAATTTCTAGTAGACTATAGAAATAATCTTTACATTGTATAATCATTTAAGTGTACCTATCCAATTACCTTTATTATTTAAAACCATTGGTAATAATTTAGGAAATCCATCTAAAATA